CCTGTTCTCAAAATAGATAACCAAGTTCTTCAGCCCTTCCACTACGACTACCTTCAGTCGCGGGGCATTTCTAAAAGCACCGCAGACAAGATGCGCTTATTCGGGGCAGACAAGTTCTTCCCCAAACTTAACCGCAACGAGGATGCCATTGCATTCCCCTACTACCGCAACGGTGCATTGGTTGCAGTTAAATATCGCAGCTTCCCCGAGAAGGCGTTTACACAAGACGCAGGCGGGGCACATGATTTCTTTGGCCTCGACCAGCTTGAGAAGGGTAAGCCCATCATCATTGTCGAAGGCGAGATTGACTGCCTGACATTGATGGAGGCAGGGATTGAGAATGTTGTGTCAGTGCCGAGCGGTGCTCCCATCAAAGTAGCAGACGGAAAAGTTCTGCCCAGCGAAGACAAGAAATTCAGCTACGTCTGGAACGCAGTAGAGTATTTAGACGCAGCACCCTATGTCATCCTAGCCACAGACCAAGACACCCCCGGTCAGGCACTTGCAGAAGAACTGGCACGAAGGATTGGTAAAGAGAAATGCCGACTGGCAAAGTTCGATGCCAAAGATCTGAATGAGATTTTCCTGAACGACCCCTCAACGCATGACCCCTCAACGCAAATACGCGAGATACTGGATGCGGCGGTTGCGTACCCAATCTCCGGCCTCTCCGAAGCAGCCACCTACAAGGATCGTTTAAACGACCTATACGCACGGGGCACGGGTAAGGGTTTCAGCACCGGCTACAAGTCCATTGATGACATTTACACGGTAGCACCCGCCCAACTGACGGTGGTCACAGGCTATCCATCGTCGGGCAAGTCCAACTTTGTTGATCAGATCACGGTCAATCTCGCAGCCAATGATGACTGGAAGTTCGCCATCTGTTCGTTCGAGAATCAGCCTGAGATCCACATTACCCGCCTGATGGAGATCTACACCCGCAAGCGGTTCTTTGACGGAAAAAACAGGATGAGCGAGCAGGATAAAGAAGTAGCGTTTAAATGGGTCAACGACCACTTCCTGTTTATCGATACCAATGGAGATGAACCATCGACCCTCGAGTCCATCCTGACCCGCGCCAAGGTGGCGATAAAGCGTATGGGTGTGCGTGGGCTGGTCATCGACCCCTACAACTTCATTGACCTGACCCGCAACTCGACCGAGACAGAGGCGATCAGCGATATGCTGACCAAGGTGCAGAGGTTCGTTAAAGCGCATGACCTGCACTGCTGGTTCGTTGCTCACCCCGCCAAGGTCAACCGCACAGGCATGGAGCAGCCCCGACCGGACGGTATGAGCATCAGCGGATCAATGGCATGGTGGGCAAAGACCGACTGCGGCATCACGATCCACCGCAAGGAAGGGTACGTTGAAATGGCAGTGTGGAAGTGTCGCCACCGTTGGGTGGGGACTCAGGGCGAGACCACCCTGCTGTTCAATCAAACGTCGGGAACCTACAGCGAAAACTTAGATATGTTTTAGCGTTTAAACGACTGAACAAGTCGCTGCATTTTTCACTCTAGCCGGTTAGGGTGAAAGTTTTAGACAAAAAAAGGGGGCGTAAGCCCCCTTTATCTTGCATGGAATATTGCGTTGAAAAAACTTGTGTAGAACCCTAGCCTGTAGGGCTTGCCCGACTGCGTCCGCGCCACTTGCCAACCACCACTCCAGTAGATGTACTTGCCCCGCACGGGCGGTGAGTTGACCAACTCGACCAGCAGGGGGCATTCAGGGGCAGCAGAACGGGCATACGGGCAGTCCAGCACCCTAACCCTTGTCAACATACTTGCGTATGCTGATCAGGGCGTTGAGATGGTCAGGCTCCAAGTAGTCAATGGATTCCAGCAACTCCAGCATGGCAGGTGCCATAGTGCATAGCCGCGCATGGAGACGCTGAATGGATGTCGGCACGTTGCGGTTGGTGCAGTCTGCAATTAGGGTTTCCCCATGCGCAGTGTGCGTCCAAACGCTGGTGTTGGTGGCGTACCAGCTACTGGCATCAATCATCTTGATCCCCTGACTGAATCATTATTTCCAGCACCGCCAAGTTCTGAATCACTGACGCAAACATGATCTTGTTCTCGTGCGCGATATGCATCAGGGCGTAGGACAGGACACTGAGCGCAAGATCAGGATCAGATCCTGCCATGCTGCGGATAATGTCCAGCTTGGTCTGCGCGGATGCCAGCATTTTTTTGTTCATAGGGTGCCCCTCAAAGGTAAGTAAATAAAACGGTTGCCAATGCCAACCCGATAGCCACCGCCAGCGCGGCATCAGCTACAGGGTTGCGCCTCTTCTCTTGTTGGTAGTGCTGCCTCATTTCAGTTCCTTTGGCAGGTTGACTAAATCACCAAGATTGCTTGAGACATAGCACCGCATCGCCGCGACCAGTGGGGTATCGCCATACTGACGGTGCAGTTCACCATGCCTAATAAATTGACCCCTCCATTCACCATTACCAATGGGGCATATCTCCATCTCTTCCCGCTCAATGATTGGCCCGCCTTGTTCCCAGTTGGTTGATGGTTCAAACGCGTATCGCACCACGCCGCTATCTTTGACGAAATATGGGGCCGTTGTTCCCCCGACAACGTGCAGCACAACAGCATGGGCAACTCGCCCCGATTGGAATATCTCCCCTCCGGTCATACACTTCGCCACCGCCCAGTCAAGGGCGGCTCCGGTCAGTTCACTTGTTTTCATCTTGTACCTTTCATGGGGTTTCCCCCTGTTATGCTGCCATCTTGATTTGTTTAAACGATGCGTTGCCAATGTCAGCCGCATTGTTGATCGTGATTGACTTGGGGTAGATATGCTGCACATCCAAGCAGATGCCGATACCCACAGTGGTGATACCCAGCGCTTCGCCCGACTTCACTTGAGCGGCAGTAGCGTCTTCGTTGCCGACACCGTCAGTGATAACGAACACAGCCTTACGCGCCTCCGGTCTCCGCGCCAACAACTCATGGGCATACCGCACGGCTTGGTAGTCGTTGGTGTTCCCGCCATCCCCGACCTTGACCAGCTTAGACAGTCCCCGCGCCAGTGGCTCATCAAAGCCTTTGAACACCGCCGTGCGTGACCCAAAAGTGATCAGGGATACCTTGACCCCTGCGCGGTGCAAAGTGTCCAGCAAGGCAGCAGCCGCTTTCACGGCGTGATGCATGTAGCTGGAATAGTGGTCACCAGTCCAGTAGCTCTCGAACATGGAACCCGAAACATCGAGCGCCACCACAACCGCCGAATCGACCCCGTCCAGTTCCAAGCGGCGTTTAAACAAACGATCACTGCTAGACACCTTGGGCAGAGCGCGGACGTTGAGCGATCCCGCACGGCGGTTGACTTGCCACTCATCGTTGGCGGTGTTCTCGAACAGCCGTTTGACCTCATATCGCAGACGGGCGCTGGCGGTAATGCTGATATCCCATGTCCTGTTTTTTCCGGTGTGGTTTGCGGCAGAGACCAAACCGGACTCGCCCGTATAGGTGCCACTCGCGCCGGACGGCTTGACGCCCTCGCTCGGCTCAGTCGCCCTTGCTTTTTCCGACCCCTTGACAGGCTTTGCAGCACCCGCCGATTCGGGCTTTTTAGGCTGACCCGCACCCTTACCCTCACCCTCGCCCTGATCGGCGGCTGTAGACCCCTTAGAACCGCTCTGAGACCCCTCGCCTTCGCCCTCACCCTCACCCTCGCCTTGGCCTTCGCCCTGACCTTCACCCTCGCCCTCGCCTTGACCTTCGCCGTCTTGGCCTTCGCCTTGGGGTTGGGGTTGGGGTTGCTCATTGGGTTGTTGCAGTCGGCTGAGAATCCAACGCGCCAATTCCAGCGTCTCGGCGGTGTTTTGGCACAGAGTCAAACGCTTTTGCGCCTCGACCAATATCCACTCATGGCCTTTCGCCATTGGCACGGTCTTGCCGTGTAAACGCAGATTCACCGCAAAGGCAAAGGGATACTGGCGGGGGTCTGTCCAGTCCTTGACTTCGCCCATTGACTGATCGACCATGCTATCCACCAGCACCGTGAGCAGTTGTTCCACGTTGCCAGTCAGACCTTCACGCACCGCGCGGTTTTCGATCCAAGCATCCTCGACACCGTTGTGCAGTTGGTGGAGGTACTGGTCTCCGATGGAGCGCAGCGCGTAGAAGCTTGTCCACTTGCGGTGGAGCAGTTCGTGCAGCCCCTTAGCTGCGTAGCGCCATACCAGCGCCTGATCGACCAGCGCGTCATCCGCGACATTCGCCAGCAGGATGTTTCCCCACTGATTGATCGCGGCAGTGGTGATCTCATTCGACCAAGTCACCGACACTGACTCGCCAAGGTCAGACGCGACCTTGTGGATAGCCTTTTCCACGCCAGCGCGGAACTGAATACCGTTGATTTTGCGCATGAGGATCCCCTTAGATGTTGTTGCTGATGAATTCAGCGTTGATGTAGGTGGCCTTGATGGCCTCGATGGCAGTCGCCGACTCGGACGGCTGACGGTGACCAATAGACGCAGCCCACGCCTCATCGACACCAAGCACCGCGACAGACCGCACGAAAGCCATCACCTGTCGGATGGAGGGTGCATCAATCACATCACCACTGGTGACCTTGGCACGGCAGGCGTGGACGGCGCGCAGAACGTGATCAGCCAGTGCCTCAGTGCAGCCCGTATGACGCACCACTGCGTTGACCTCATCTGCGAGCGGCAGATGTTTAAACGCAACAACCCGTGCGAATCGGTCAGCCAGTGCGGAGTTCATTTGGCGGGTTCCAGCGTAGCGTCCGCTCTCATCACCATTGGTCAGGGTGTTGTCAGCAGCAAAGACCAAGACGTTGGGTGCGCGGCGGCGCACGGCTCCACCGTATGACACCGCACTGTTCGGCTCTAGGAAACCGTTCAGGGTAGCCAGCGCGGCAGGGTCTGCGTTGGTGATCTCATCCAACAGGATCAGCGTGGCGGGTGTGGTGTAGGCCGTCAGGAAGTCGCCTTCCTTGAAAACGGTGTCGCCGTTCTCGAGTCCCACTGCACCAATGTAGTCCTCGCTGGTGGTGTACTTGTGAAAATTGATTCGGCAGTAACCCCGACCAGTCCGCGCAGCGAATTGCCGCACGGTCTCCGACTTGCCTGTACCTTTTTCCCCGCCGAACCACAGGTTTTCGCCCGTGGTCTGACTCAGCAACAGGTGCTTGAGAATGTTCTCAGTCCACACAAAGCAGGGATCAATGGCAGGGGCGGCAGCGTTGTCGTAGACATCGACCGACAGTTCATTGCCCTTGGCATCACGCACCTCGATGCCGAACACCTCTGACACCGGAGCGGTCTTGATCTTGGACACCGCGACCATCTGCCCGACCACGGTCTGCGCGCCAGCCGCGACCACCGCCTGATTGAATGGTTTAAACGCATCAGCCACGGCAGCAGCCACCTGATCCGCCACTAGGTCAGGATCAATCACCGCAGCCTGATCCACCTTGTCACCCAGCCCCTTGATGACCTTGGCGACTTTGTCGAACTGATCCTCGAAATCATTCAGCGTGTCAATGGTTTGAACTCGCTCCATCTCCAGCACGGTCATCCGGTCTATCGCCTGCTGCGTCCGATTCAAAGCGTCCAGTGACCGCACATCTGCACGATCTACCACCCCGCGCAGGGGGGCAATCGCATCATTAATCGCATCCTTGATCTGCGTGGAGTCACCGACACCAGTCGGAACCGCAACAGGGAAGCAATCTTTAATGTTCTGCAGGGAGTAGACCCCTGCGCGGATGCCGTTCGCCATGCGTTCGGCGGCATCTGCCTTGCTCACCCAAGGAGAATTGGCGTGGTAGACCTTCCAAGCGCCATGCACCTGCGCCACACCCATCTGCAAGATGTCAATTTTGTTGTCGTTCGCCATGATTATTCTCCTAGATTAAAAGTGTCGCCGTCAGCGGGGCAAGTAGGCATCCCAACAGCAGCCCATTTGGCAGTCAGTCGCACGGTGTAGCCGCATGATGGGCAGCAGGCTTTGAGCATCCGAGTCGCCTGCGTCTTGCGAGTAGCCATCGACAGTTGGGCGTGAGGGTAGTCACCCAAACCCTCGATGATTGCCCCGAATGCCTGTTTAAACGCATCACCGCCTGTGGTCGCCTTGTATGCGGTCTTTCCCGCAGCGGGGATCAGGTGCATAGCATCAGCCGCTTTCTGAAACGATTTGCCGTGGTTCATTGCGCCCGCAACGGTGTGGCACAGTTCGTGAACCAAGATGTCAGCCACTCGCATTGGGTCTGCAATAGTGGGGGAGATCAGAATCTCCATCGAGCGGTCAGCACTGGCAGTGTCGGCCCAGCACTCACCGACTGCGCGGGAGCGCTTGGCGTTGGACGGGAAGCCGCAGGTGACGCGCACCTTGGCGGCAATGGGACTCGCCTTGGCGGCGAAAAGCGGACGGAACTCTTCAACGGCTGCGACCAGCCATTCCTCGCGAGTAGAGTAGATTTTCATTGGGAGAATCTCCGAAACAGTGCGACATTGCACTCCGAGACCCTGCACAGGACAGGGCAACGGGCTGTAATGTCAGGCTTCAGTGTCCAAGGGCTGACCATTGGAGCGGGTGTGCCAGCTTGGGGTGTAGTCATGCCCCGCGCGGCGGCTTCGTGCCATTTGCTCGTCCCTGATGGCATCAATGTCAGTCCACACCTTGCGCCCATAAGGGTGATCCGGTGCATAAGACCCGACTCGCAGGGTCTCGTAACAATCAGCCAATCCGTTGGCAAGCATTTGGTCGGTATAGGTGCGGTACTTGTTCATGCTGCACCTGCCTTTACTTTGAGGCACTCAGCGTAAGTGCCTGTGTGGATGATGCGGTAAGAGGTGCGGACGGTGTCGCCTTTGCAGACGATCACGTTGCCGTGGGCATTGATCTGAGCGGTGTACATAAGGTCTCCAGTAAGGGGGGGTTGACTGCCTGATGGCGGTGCAAGGCTATCACACTGATAGCGTGCAAATCAACAGGCCAATATTAACCCGAGTGGAGCGTAGGGTTATTACCTGATGGGGTGCTTTTGGCAACTGACTGTATCGCGCGATGCGCCTGCGCACGCGTAGCAGGACTCATGCCAGCCCTTTTTATGAAAGCGCTTTCTTTTGCACGATCGGGGGTTCAGGCTACCTAGGTATGGAAAAAAAAAGATCGTGCAACCAGCGCGTTTTTTCACATTATGAAATGGAGTTATCCACAGGGTTATGCACATACTTGTACATGAGTTATGCACAGGTTTATCCACACAGGCTAGGTTGTCCACAGGTTGCCCACAGAAACCCCGAAATGGGCACTGGATGCACGAACAGTGCTGTTTAAATCATCAGGACTGTATACTTGACCAGTACAGACCACGCAAAGGGACAAGGCTATGGGCAAGACAACCTCGATAGAGTATCTCAATGATTTGGAAAACGCCGCACAGGCAGAGGAAGACACAGGGGACGATCAATGGGCAGGCACTGACATGGACGCATTGGTCGCAGGAGCGGAGCCACCAGCAAAGCGCAAGGACGGAACAGTCATCACCAGCCCGAGGCAGATCAGACGCTTGACCCCGAAGCAGTTGGCATTCGTCGCAGCCAAGATACAGGGTAAGGGTAACGCTGACGCCTACAGGGAAGCATACCCAGATGACAAGAGCAGCGACAGGGTGATCAGTGCCAACGCATACAAGCTGACCAAGCACCCAGTGATCAGTCAGATGCTGGAAGACGCTTGGGGAGAGACTGTGGAAGCACTCACAGAGGACGTTGCAGCCACCAAGAGATATGTCCTGCGTCAGCTACTTGCACTGAGCAAGGGAGCCAAGCAAGAGGGCAGTCGCCTGAAAGCTCTTGAACTAATGGGCAAAGCAGTCGGAGTGTTTACACCACAGACAGAGACAGCAGTGGCAGCACCAAGCGCTGACCAGTTGAAGCGGGAGTTGTCGGGTCACCTCAAGCTGCTGACCAAGAGCGTGTAAACGGGGGGGCTACTGGTATCAGGCGAGGATGGCGACCCCACCCACCCCCCACCCCCCTAAATGACCCGCTACTGCCCCCGCACGTATTACGCTCTAATCCGCTCAAACGATTACATAGCGACATACCCCCCTTCTCTTTCCCTCTCAACCCCCCCCGGTATATATATTTTCAGGAAAGACATTTGCGAACGTTCTCAATCTCGTTTAAACTCCCGGCATGACTAAACGCAGACAGCTTGTCTTGGACTTCATCAGAGCCTACATAAGGCTGCATGGTGTATCTCCCTCTTATGAGGTGATAGCCAAGAGTTTGGGTTTGTCTTCTAAGTCCAACATCCACCGGATCATTCACCGTTTAAAGGCGGATGGGCATTTGGATCTGAAGCCGTACAAGTTCCATTCCATTAAGTTGGTGGATAAGTCCATGAAGGAGATTAGCAAGCTATGACGCTCCTGACGGCGAAAGAGATATCCGGGTATTTGAGTATCGTGGACAAGGTTCCCGACACGGAGAGAGCAAAGATTAATATGCTCTTGGAGATGGACAGGATTGAGAAGTGCAGGGAGTCCTTCCTGTTCTTTGTCCAGCAGATGTGGCCTATCTTTATCTCAGGGCAGCATCACAAGATCATGGCAGATGCCTTTGAGAGGGTTGCCAATGGGACATTGAAGCGGTTGATTATTAATATGCCTCCCCGGCACACTAAGTCAGAGTTTGCTTCTTTTCTTCTGCCCAGTTGGTTTCTAGGAAAGTTCCCGGAGAAGAAGATTATCCAGACTGCTCACACCGCAGAACTATCCACAGGATTTGGACGCAAGGTCAGGAACCTTGTTTCCTCTGAGCAGTATTCAAAGATCTTTGAGACAAAGCTGTCTTCGGACTCCAAAGCTGCTGGTAGGTGGAACACCAATAAGGGAGGGGACTACTTCGCTATTGGTGTGGGTGGTGCCGTCACTGGTAAGGGTGCAGATCTATTGATCATTGATGATCCGCATTCGGAGCAGGAGGCGAAGCAGAATAACCCTGCGATCTTTGACAATGTGTATGAGTGGTACACATCTGGGCCTCGGCAGCGTTTGCAGCCTAACGGGGCGATCATCATTGTTATGACCCGGTGGGCTAAGAGAGATCTCACAGGGCAGATCCTGAAGAAGTCCGCCAATGATGGAGTGGATGAATGGGAAGTGATTGAGTTTCCCGCCATTCTCCCGTCAGGAACTCCTCTGTGGCCTGCGTTCTGGTCTAAGAAGGAATTGGAATCCCTCAAGGCAGAACTGCCCGTTGCTAAATGGGAAGCGCAGTACCAACAGAATCCCACCGGTAATGAGGGTGCGATTATCAAACGGGATCAGTGGCGTATCTGGGAACCAGAGAAGATGCCGGTATGTGATTACCTTATTCAGTCTTGGGACACGGCATTTGAGAAGAATAACCGTGCCGACTATTCCGCCTGTACCACTTGGGGAATATTTGAACACCCCGATGACAAGGGTAACTACAAGACGAATATCATTCTCTTAGATGCGTTTAAACAGCGTATGGAGTTCCCTGAGCTTAAGAAGATGGCCTTGGAGCTATACAAGCAGTGGGAGCCAGATACCCTGATTATTGAGAAGCGCGCTGCTGGCGCTCCCTTAATTTATGAGCTTAGGAAGATTGGTGTCCCCTTGTCCGAGTACACCCCCGGCAAAGGCAACGACAAAATAAGCCGTGTAAACTCTATTGCAGACTTATTTGCCTCTGGGGTTGTATGGTGTCCAACAACACGCTGGGCAGACGAGGTTATGGAAGAGATGGCTGCATTCCCCAATGGGGATAACGATGACTTGGTTGACTCCAGCAGCCAAGCATTAATGCGGTTTCGGCAGGGTGGCTTTATCCAGATTGCCTCAGACGAGGAAGATGAAGCACCAATCTTTCGACGTAAATACGAATACTACTAAGGATACCCAATGGCTAATTTTGATAAGAGTTTGTACCAAGCGCCCGCAGGTCTTGAGGAATTGGCAATGGCAGAAGAGCCAATTGAGATTGAGATTGTCGATCCCGAGTCGGTAGATATCCACATGGGTGGCTTGGATATCTCCATTGAGAAGGTTGATCCTGATTTTGGTTTAAACCTCGCAGAAGAAATGGACGATGGTGAGATGTCTTCCATCGCAGGAGATCTGGACGGGGATATCTCCAACGACAAGGGTAGCCGTAAGGATTGGGAAAAGGCTTATGTCGAAGGTTTGAAGTTGCTGGGTCTTCAGTTTGAAGAGCGCACAGAACCTTGGCAGGGTGCCAGTGGCGTGTTCCACCCCATGATTACCGAGGCAGTTGTCAGGTTCCAGTCAGAAACCATTACCGAGATGTTCCCTGCCGCAGGCCCGGTTCGGACACGGATCATTGGTGAAGAGACCACCAAGAAGAAAGAAGCTGCAGTTCGCGTCGAAGATGACATGAACTATGAGCTTACTGAAGTGATGCGTGAGTTCCGCCCGGAGCAAGAGCGGATGCTTTGGAGTCTCCCTGCTACCGGATCTGCCTTTAAGAAGGTTTACTACGATCCCAATCTGGGACGGCAAGTATCCATGTTCATCCCCGCAGAAGACATCATCCTGCCCTATGGGACTACAGATCTGGATACCTGCTACCGCCTGACCCATGTCATGCGCAAGACCAAGAATGAGGTTCTTAAGCTCCAACAAGCAGGCTTCTACCGGGATTGTGATCTTCCCGACCCCGGCAAAGAGCAGGACAACATCAAAAAAGCCAAAGACAAAGAAACCGGCTTTAGCGATTTAAACGATGAGCGCTATACCCTCTATGAGATCCACGCAGACCTAGATCTCCCCGGCTTTGAGGATGTGGATGAAGATGGAGAGCCTACCGGGATTGCGTTGCCCTATGTTCTGACGATGATCAAGGGCAATAACACGGTGCTGGCTATCCGCCGTAACTGGAATGAAGATGACCCACTGCGTTTAAAGCGTCAGCACTTCGTTCATTACCAATACATCCCCGGCTTTGGTGCTTATGGCTTCGGTTTGTTCCATCTGATCGGTGGATTTGCCAAGTCTGCAACCAGCATCATGCGTCAATTGATCGACGCAGGCACCCTGAGTAACCTCCCCGGTGGATTGAAGACCCGTGGACTGCGTATTAAGGGTGATGACACCCCGATTCAGCCCGGTGAGTTCCGTGATGTGGACATTGGCTCTGGCGTTTTGCGGGACAACATCCTTCCCCTGCCATATAAGGAGCCAAGTCAGGTTTTGGCGGCTCTTTTGGGCACTATCGTTGAGGAAGGACGCCGATTTGCCGCTACAGCGGACATGAAAGTCAGCGATATGTCCTCCAACGCCCCAGTTGGAAGCACATTGGCCCTGCTTGAGCGTCAACTCAAGGTGATGACAGCCATCCAAGCCCGCTTGCATTACACGTTTAAACAGGAATTGGGCCTTTTGGCAGAGATTATTCGGGATTACACCGACCCCGACTATGACTACAAGCCAGAAAAGGGTGACCAGAGCGCCAAACGGGAAGACTATGACTACGTAGAGATCATCCCCGTCTCTGATCCCAACGCAGCAACCATGAGTCAGCGTGTGGTTCAGTACCAAGCTGTCATTCAGATGGCCCAAATGGCCCCGGATATCTATGACATGCCCCAACTGCACCGCCGGATGTTGGAAGTCTTGGGAATTAAGAACGCAGATAAGCTTGTAAAGCTCCCAGAAGACCAGAAGCCAATGGATCCTGTCACGGAAAACATGTCTGTTCTGCGTGGAGAGCCGGTAAAAGCCTTCTTCTACCAAGACCATGACGCTCATCTGGCAGTCCATCAGTCCTTCATCCAAGATCCTCTCTTGGCTCAAAGCATTGGTCAGAATCCCCGTGCCCAGCAGATACAAGCCGCCCTCATGGCTCATATCGCAGAACACGTAGGGTTTAAATACCGCGCTCAGATTGAGCAGCAAATGGGTATTGCCCTGCCTCCACAGGATGCAGAACTGCCTCCAGAAGTTGAGATGTCTCTCTCCACCATGATGGCCCAAGCTGCGCAGCAGGTTCTACAGCAAAGCCAAGGCCAAGCTGCACAAATGCAAGCCCAGCAACAAGCCCAAGACCCCTTGGTTCAGATGCAGATGCAAGAACTCCAAATCAAACAGGGTGAACTGCAACTCAAAGGCCAAGAATCCCAGCAGAAATTCCAACTGGAACAAGCCCGTCTACAGCTTGAAACCAAGCGCTTTGCAGCAGATGTAGCAAACAAAGTCGACCAGAACAACATTAAGCAAGAAATAGCTCAAGCTGAAATGCAACTGGAAGGCACCAAACTAGGTATGAAGCTCCAAGCTGATAAAGAGCGTCAAACCTTTGAGCAAGAAAACGCCGGTCTACAACTGGGCGCAAAGATAGCGAAAGAGAAACGAGACCAAGCCATGTCGGCTTTGCAAGCAATTGATAAAGGAACATCATGATCCAAGACTTCGGACGAGTATTGCGCGAACAAATACGCAAGGACATGAACAATTATGCAGATGACTTGGCGAGTGGTGTCTGCCGTTCCTTTGAAGAGTATCAGAAACTGTGCGGTGTTATTCAGGGCCTAGCCACCGCTGAATCCTACCTTTTGGCGTTACTTAAAAAAATTGAAAATTCCGATGAGTAGTAAATGCAGCATGTGCAAAGAAGTCAAAGATAGCACGGCCTTTTTTAAGGCTGCAAAATCCAAGACAGGGTGTTCTAACCGTTGCAAAAGTTGTGAGTCGGAGTACCGATTAACACGTAAAGTCCAGAAGCGCGAATATGCAAAAGCATATACAGCATCCACCTCTTATAAACAGCGTCAGAAAGATAAAAGGCGTGACGCTACGCTGTTGCGTATGCAGCGCAAAAAAGAAGCATTTGTAGAAATTACCAATACAACGATACGTCGCTGGCGAATAAGCGCAGCCGCACGGTATATTGCAAGACTGCAAGCTACCCCAAAGTGGACAACGTTAGAGCAAAAGCAGCGTGTCCTAGAGATTTATGCTGCAACACAACACCTACAACAACTTACGGCTACTGTTTATCACGTTGATCACATAGTTCCATTACGCAGTGAGCATGTTTGTGGACTCCATGTTTGGTGGAATTTACAGCCAATGACTGAACGCGACAACGTACGCAAGCAAAATGTTTTTGACCCTTCGCTACTTCCTGAACAAGGGGTAGTCGCTTTTCCAGACGGGGCTGGGCCGACCTCCGCACGGTTTGCGGAGCTTAAGAAAGTTGAACAATCAGATGAGTGATCTTATTCTGCCTCCGGGAATTAAATTCCCAAAGCAAATTCAACCGGCTGAAAAGCCGAAAGAAAATGCAACAGATGAAGAGAAAGCGACACAGCTACCAGAACCCTCTGGTTACAAGCTGCTATGTATCCTTCCCGATGTTTCAGAAAACTACGATGGTTCCGCCCTTGTTAAGCCGACTGACTTCATGCGCCGGGAAGAGCAAACCACAACCGTGCTTTTTGTTGTCAAAGTAGGCCCGGACGCCTACAAAGATACTGCAAAGTTTCCTAGCGGCCCTTGGTGCAAGGTAGGAGATTTTGTGATGGTACGTACCTACACCGGTACGCGCTTCAAAATGTACGGAAAAGAAATGCGTTTGATTAACGACGATCAAATCGAAGGTGTTGTACAAGATCCGCGAGGTATTAGCCATGTCTGAGTTTAAATTCCCAGATGAAGTTGAAAAAGAAGCTCCTGAAGTTGACCAAGACGAAGTCGAAATTGAACTTGTCGATGACACTCCAGAAGTTGATCGAGGCCGTGAACCCCTTGATCGTCCTGTAGTCGAACCATCAGAAGATGAGTTGGCTTCATATTCCAAAAATGTCCAATCCCGGATGAAGGAACTTACCCGAGTTCGGCACGATGAGCGCCGCGCAAAGGAAGCACTGGCCCGCGAAAAGCAAGACTTGGAACGTATTGCCCAACAGCTATACGACGAAAACAACACGCTCAAACAGTATGTGCATAACGGCAGCAAGCAATACATGGATCAGTCCAAGACATTGGCTGAGAATGAATTGGAAGCCGCCCGTACACAGTACAAGAAAGCCCAAGAGGCTTTTGATGCAGATGCAATATTGGCAGCACAGGAATCCCTCCTTGAAGCCAAGATGAAGATTAATGCCCTGAATAATGTTCGGCAAGCGCCTTTACAGCAGACTGAAAATCGTGTACAACCGCAACAATATGCAGAACCAGAGCCGCAACTAGACGAAAAAACCCTGCGCTGGCAGGCCAAAAACCAGTGGTTTAGTTCAGAAGGCTTTGAAGACGTATCCAGCTATGCATTAGGGCTGCACAAAAAACTAATGAACGCAGGCTACAACCCGCGCAGCGACGAGTACTTTGCCGCCATTGATACTCGCATCAAGGAAAAGTTCCCAGAAGTATTTGGGAATGAGCGTAAGTCAAATGAGTCTTCCAAAAGACCTGTTTCGGTAGTCTCGCCTTCGTCCCGTTCGACTGGCAAGAAAACGATCCAAATGACCCCCAGAGCTATGGCCTTGGCAAAGAAATTTGGTATCACCCCGCAGCAGTATGCTATTCAACAAGCTAAATTGGAGAACTCAAATGAATGAAACTCGTAAAGCCCGTGACTCAGTGACACGCGATGAATCTGTAAGGTATGTTTATCAACCGTCTAGCGCTTTGCCAGACCCACGACCAGAACCCGGATACACCTTTCGCTGGATAGCGACTGCTGTACACGGTAACTCAGAGGTCATGGTGACAAATGTTTCGCGGAAACTCCGCGATGGATATGTCCCTGTCAAAGCAGAAGATCACCCGGAGATGATGATTCCCGGTAATCCTAAGACTGGCAACATCGAAATTGGTGGGTTAATGCTCAGCAAAATCCCTACCGGTCAAGCTGAAGCTATTACAAGGTATTACAGTGGGCAATCTCAAAACCAGATGGACTCGGTTGACAACAGCTTTTTGCGACAAAATGATCCGCGCATGCCGTTATTTGCAGACCGCAAGTCTTCAGTAACCCGTGGCGGAAATGGTTCTTAATTTTTATGGAGTCTTAAATGGCATATCCTTCGATTGATGCCCCTTACGGGCTAAAGCCGGTCAATTTGATCGGCGGACAAGTATTTGCGGGTTCCACCCGTAGCTTGCCCATTCAGTACGGTTACGCAACTAACATCTTCTACGGTGATATTGTTAAGCTGGTGCGCGGTACAGTGGTTCAGTCCACTATTACCTCGTCTAACGGCGAAACAACTCCCGGCAGTACTGCACCCACCGATAACATCGTTGGCGTGTTCTTGGGTTGCTCTTATACCAACCCCATTACCAAGCAAAAGCAATTTGCCCAATACTGGCCCGCCGGTACTTTGGCAGGTGACGCAGTAGCTTTGGTTGCGGATGATCCTGATCAAGTGTTTAAAATGGCTATGATCCAGTCCGGCACGGCTCTGGGTTCTGGCGCTGTTCCCTTGTTGGGTCAAAACATTCAGTTGAGCCGCTTGTGGGAAGCTGGTACGGGTTCTGCAGTTGCTGGTAACGTCAACACAGGTAATTCTTATCTGGCGGCGTTGGCATCGACTCTGGGCACCACTGCTCAAGTGCCGTTGCGTGTGGTTGGTCTGCAAACTGATACCGCATACTCTGTCTCTGCTACCGGTAGCTCTTCGTCCACCACCATTACTCTGACTGGTTCTGGCTTGCCAAGCGCTATCTTGTATGGTGCTGACGTTGGCTACATTGCTGCAAATGGTCAATTGATTGAAACTGGTTCGTATGTAACTGCTGGTTTGACCGCAGGTACTACCTCCATCACTATCAATGCTGCAGTTGCAGTTCCCGGTTCCGTAACTGCTATTCCTAGCGGTGCTACGGTGGTGTTCACCATGTATCCTGAAGTTTTGGTTAAATTTAACCAAGGCACTCATGGCTACTACTACCCTGTCTCTGTCTAAGGAGTGACACAAAATGGCTATTTCACGCGCACAACTACTTAAAGAGTTGCTCCCCGGTCTGAATGCTTTGTTCGGACTGGAATATGCCCGCTACGGCGAAGAGCATAAAGAGATCTACGAAACTGAGCAATCAGAGCGTAGTTTTGAAGAAGAGACCAAACTGTCTGGATTCTCCGCCGCACCGGTGAAGAATGAGGGACAAGCAATCCAGTATGACAATGCTCAAGAAGCATTTACTGCTCGGTACAACCATGAAACCATTGCCCTTGGTTTCTCGATCACGGAAGAGGCTGTGGAAGATAACTTGTACGACTCCCTGTCGGCTCGTTACACAAAAGCTCTTGCCCGTGCTATGGCATATACCAAGCAAGTGAAGGCTGCCTCCGTTATCAACAACGGCTTCTCCAATGCCTACGTTGGTGGTGATGGCGTTTCGTTGTTCTCTACTGCTCACCCTCTGGTGTCTGGTGGAACCAACAGCAATCGTCCCACCACTGCTGCTGACTTGAATGAGACTTCGTTGGAAAACGCAGTTATTCAAATCGCCGCTTGGACGGATGAGCGCGGATTGTTGATTGCAGCCAAACCCCGCAAGCTGATTGTTCCGCCTGCTCTGATGTTCGTTAGTACTCGTCTGTTGGAAACCAGCCTGCGCGTTGGTACTACCGACAACGATATCAACGCTCTGAAGAACAACGGTTCGATCCCTGAAGGTTATACCGTTAACCACTTCTTGACCGATGCAAACGGCTGGTATTTGACTACCGACGTTCCTAACGGCTTGAAGCACTTTGAGCGTAGCCCGCTGACTAACAGCATGGACGGTGACTTCGATACCGGCAACGTGCGTTACAAGGCTCGTGAGCGTTATAGCTTCGGCTGGTCTGATCCATTGGGTGCTTACGGTTCTCCCGGCGCTTAATATTTGGTAAGGGAGGGTTGACCATTCTCCCAGTTGCTTACCCGTTGGCAACTTAAAAGGAAGTAACGGCATTGGAGTGAGAGACCCCAAACTAAGGCACCTTCGGGTGCCTTTTTTATTGCACGCTGTTTAAATTGATGGTATATTGTTTCCATCTGGGACTTCCAGTGCGCCAAACTGCCCCAGCAGATGACATACCAATTGCCGCACTTATCTTGTATGTAAGGAACACATATCATGGGATTCGCAACTCACCTCGGCCCTTGGCTGCTCGGCACCGTTAAAAACACCACCGGCACCACTGCTGGCACCATTCGTAATACTGGCGCGTCTCACTCAATACAAACTAAAACAGTTGCATATGCGGACACTACAGCACAAACGCTACTGGCTGTTTTGCCTGCTGGATCAATTATCCAAGCAATTCAATTTTTGACTACAACGGCATACACCACAACCGCTCCTACGTTTGCTTTTTTTGTAAACGGCACAGCAATTAACAGCGCAACCGCTCCTTCTGGAACTACTGCGGGCACCACAGGTCGAGGGGGCTTTACTCTTGGAACTTCCAACCCAAGTTTGGTAGCTAATGTTGGTGCTACTGACGCACTAGTCTCCTTTACTCAAGTCAATGGTAGTGGCGGAACAGGCGCTGGAACCTTGGAGATTAGCTACATTGTGCGTGGTTCTGACGGATCTATGTACCCATCGGTAACTCAGCAGTAATTGATCTCAGGGGCTTCGGCCCCTCATTTTTAGGAGACTGATTATGGCTAAGACTAACTACAGTCCTACGTTCCCAATGTATCCGGGCGGGGCTGCTACGTTCACAAACAGCGACACGATTAACCTACCATCACCCAGCGTGATTTACGTAGGCGGAGCAGGTAACGTAAAAGTTACTACGGCTCAGGGTGATGAAGTGACATTTTTCGGGCTATTGGGTGGACAAGTAATTCCAGTACAGGTCATCCGTGTCTGGTCTAGCGTCACTTCGGCTACCAACTTGCTACGCATCTACTAACATGGTCAAAATTGACTTTGAGTTTGACAGCCCATACGGCAAATACGCAGATGCAATAGTTCTGCTTGATGGTCAAACAATGACTGATGCAGAAATTGAAGCAATGAAGCAAGATCGTTACAAGCAGTGGCTTGCATTTATTGAAACATCTTCTGTTCAGGAGTAATCATGGCAGAGTTATATTGGGGTGGTGGATCAGGTACATGGGATGCGACAGATGCTACGCATTGGTACAGTGACGCTTTTTGTACTATTCCGGCTGGAGTAGCGCCAACCGCCTCAGATAATGTATCTTTTAATATTTACTCCAGCGGCGCTTCCTATGCGGTGACGATAGGAACCAATGCCGTTGCCCAAGATATTACTATTACTCAGCCAGCAACTGGTTCAGTAACTATGACTTTAGGGGCTACAGCAGTAATTAACTGTTATGGTACTTGGGTAAATTCTTCTAGCGGAGTGGCATTTACTACAACTACTAACGCTAATATTAATTTTTTAGCCACAACGACTGGCAAAGTTGTTCAGACTAATAACGTTACATTAGGCGCGGCGCAGGTTAACTTTAACGGTGTTGGTGGTGAGTGGACACTTGGTACTGCATTTACCAACACTGCAAGCAATTTTGTACTTGCTGGTTCTTTTGTTACAAATGGTTACGCTTATACAGCAGCTAACCTTACAGCATCAGGCACTTTGACGCGCAGTATCAATTTGGGGGCTTCCACCCTCACCTTGTCAGCAACAACACCAATCAACCTTACAAACGCAACAAACTTAACGTTCAACGCTGGTACATCTACCATTATCTGTACCGCTACTAGTCCCACCTTAAATGGTGCCGGTCAGACGTTTTACACGGTTAACTTTACCTCTGTAAATTCAGGCACAACAAGTATTTTAGGTGCCAATACATTCACCAACATCACCCAAACTAGCCGCAGTGCATCAGGGCAACGCCAAGTTTCCATAGGCGCAGATCAAACAATTACCGGAACCTTGACCCTGCAAACAACAGGTACTCCTAGCGGAAGTCTTAGAACCTTTGTACAGAGCGACTCTATTGGCACCCGCCGCACCCTGACTGTTGCCACTTTGGCTGGCATGACAGATGTGGATTTCCGAGACATTGGCGGAGCGGGAACAGCTTCTTGGACGGGCACTCGCATTGGCAACTGTTTGAACAACACTGGTATTACATTTACCACAGGTGTAAACAAGTACTGGAATCTTGCTGCTGGAGGTAACTGGACTTCTGTTGCTTGGGCAACTTCTCCCGGTGGGGCGGTTTCCAACGCTAATTTTCCACTAGCACAGGATACCGTTTACATCGACCTGACTACCATAACCACCGGTAGCACTATTGCTCTTAATATTACCTTCCAAATACCAACAGTTATCTGCACCAGAGCGACAGGAAGCAACTTACTAACCATTTCATGTTTAGTTGGTTGTTCGTTTTATGGAAACTGGACTTCATGCGCTGGTCTTTCGTTTACCACCCTTACTTCATGGACTTTTATTGGACAAGGTACTACGCAAACTATTACCAGCAATGGCATTTCGTTTTCTACAAACTTTACCATTAACTCCCCCGGTGGTACTGTGTTGTTGGCTGATAATTTGACTTCAGCATCAACTGCTACGCTTACTTTGACTGCGGGTACACTTGACCTGAACTCCAGAACATTATCTATTGGCGCTTATGCGGGCACCGGTACTGCAGTACGTAGTCTGTTGTCTAATGGTGTTGCAATTGTACTAACGGGCAGTTCTACTTCAGGAAATACGTTAAACATAATTGCTGCTGGCGTAACTACAAACTTTACTTCAGACGTACGACCAACATTTAATTTAACTAGCAGTCCAGTTGCTACAGCAGGTACTCGCAACATGAGTTGGGGAGCAAATGTAAGTAATTATGCTTACATTCCAAACGTTAACATCACCAATGGCAGTGACATTGTCACTTCTTCTGGTACTAGCACTTTTAATAACCTAAACTTTATCAGTTTTAATGGGCTATTTGGTAATGCCACACGCAACATTTATGGAAATTTGGCAATTAATAGTGGGATGTCAGTAGGAGGCGGCCCTCTAGTAACTACTTTTAATGGTGTTGGCTTTCAGACAATTGATACTTCTGAAAATGTCTGTAATTTTCCAATGACATTTAATGGTGTTGGTGGAACATGGGAAATGCTAAGTGGTTTGAACCTCGATGATCAAACCTTAACTCTTATCAATGGCACTTTAAAACTCAAAGAATCTTCTTCCCCACTTTTTACTGAAACGCGTTGTGGTTCATTTGTAACAACAGGTACAAATCAAAAGTATTTGCAAAGTATGGTTCCGGGTACACAAGCAACGTTGTACGGCTTGTTTGGTACCAATACAGTCACTTACTTAACTATCAAAGATAGCAACGCTATTGGTGGCGCAGAATGGATTGCTACTAATGCAACTAACAGAAATGAAGGTAACAACTTAGGTTGGCTTTTTGGCAGTCCTGATGTTGGTTTTGGAACCGGTAACGGTGGCACTTGTTTTGGTTTTGGGTTTAGGATTTAAGTATGGCAAAATCACCCGCATGGACACGCAAAGAAGGCAAGAACCCCGAGGGCGGCTTGAACGCCAAGGGGAGAGCTTCAGCCAAAAAACAAGGCATGAACTTGAAGCCTCCTGCACCACACCCAAAAACGAAAAAAGATGCCGGACGCCGAGACTCTTTTTGCGCAAGGATGAGTGGAATGCCGGGGCCAATGAAAGACGAGAAGGGGCGACCAACGCGCAAAGCGCTGTCGTTAAAAGCATGGAACTGTTAGCCTGCACACACTGCAATGCCACTAAACCTGCAACCGCAGAGTTTTTTCCTTTGCACAATAAAAAGCGCAATGGTTTTGATAGTTGGTGTCGTGCGTGCCGAGCTACATACCGAAGTGCTACCAACCGTGGAAAATTTCGTGCAGTGATGACGGATGATGCCTTGGCAAACTTAAAATCTTCAACGTCCGAGTGCGTTATTTGTGGGTCGGCAGAAACGCTAGTGGTAGATCATGACCATGCCACTGGCAAAGTACGTGGGATGCTATGTAACCACTGCAACCGAGGTTTGGGGCATTTTAGAGATGACCCCATGCTGCTTGAATTTGCGGCACAATACTTGTACGCATCCGTAGATCATCCCGAATGGGATAAGTACCGAGCTACTACTGAGGCGGAGTGCTGATATGACTGATTACCACGACACCATCAAAAACACCATAGACGTAGTTGCTCCGTTGGCAGCAATTGGGTCTTTCCTTGAGGTTATTTCACCCGTGTTTGGCCTTATAGGAGCAGTACTTGCAGTAATGCGTATCGCTGAAATGGTTACTGGCAAAAATTTCGTTGACCTTATTAGGAAGAAGAAAGATGCCGAGTAGTTCAAAGAAGCAACACAATTTCATGGCTGCAGTGGCTCATAGTCCTGCTTTCGCCAAGAAAGCGGGTGTCCCACAATCAGTGGGGCAAGACTTTACCAAAGCCGATAAAGGCAAGACGTTTAAACAAGGTGGTGATATGGCTACAAAATCTAGCTCTCAAGTTAAGAAAATGGCTGGCGGCATGAGCGGCGGCATGAAAAAAATGGCTGGCGGCGGCTTGGCTGCAGGTCATAAAAGCGCAGATGGAGTTGCCAGCAAAGGCAAAACCAAAGGCAAAGATATTGTTATGAAGCGTGGCGGCATGGCCCGCCCTTGCTAAGGAGTACATCATGGCTACTAATCGTATGGTCTCTAAGAAAGAACTGGAAGAGTCCGGTTTGAGTTTGCGTGATTTCTTGAACAAGGAACGTGGACTAACCCGTAAAGCACCAGAAGGCACAAAGTTTGGTGTAAACGCAGCACGCCCCACTGCTGAAGCCCGCGCAGCCATGAACGCTCAAGACAATGCAGATCGTGGCCTTGATGAAGAAGGTCAACCATTGCAGCGCACTGCTGGCTATGCTCGCCGCGATCAGTACCGCGAAAGCGGGAAAGCTGCCGTAGACAAGATGGAAGAAGCAGACCGCCGTGATAAGACGATGGCTGCATATGCTCCACGCAGAGATGCTAATGCCGCAGCCCGTGCCCGTCTTAGTAGCGGTGAAGGTGATGAAGCAGGCAATGCAATGAAGCGTGGCGGTGCAGTCAAGAAGATGGCCTCGGGTGGCTCAACCTCTTCTGCATCTCGTCGTGCAGATGGTATTGCTCAACGTGGCAAAACTCGTGGAAAGATGTGCTAATCATGCCTGATTACAAATACCCCAAATCCACTCCGGTGGATGAGCCAGTTCAAAAAACCAAGTCCAAGCCTGCTCCTAAGCCAACGATGTATCCTGACAGCGTTCCAGTGGATGAGCCGGTAAAGAAGATGGCTAAAGGTGGCTCTGCATCTGCTCGTGCAGACGGTATTGCACAGCGTGGCAAGACCAAGGGCACTATGATCATGTGCGGCGGCGGGATGGCTAAAAAATGATGTCCAGTCGCGGTATGGGTGACATCTCCCCATCCAAGATGCCAAAGGGTAAGAAGACTGCCCGCCGGGATGATACTGACTTCATGCAGTACGCCAAAGGCGGAGCTACAGGCTTGTATGCCAACATCAATGCCAAGCGAGCTAGGGGTGAGAAGATGCGTAAGCCCGGTCAGAAGGGTGCGCCCACTGCTCAGGCTTTTATTGACTCTGCAAAAACCGCGAAGAAGTAAAACATGGCTGTCTCAGGAGTTGCAAATTTCAATCTCGACCTCTCGGAAATTGTAGAGGAAGCATTTGAACGTGCTGGCTCCGAACTGCGTTCAGGCTATGACCTACGTACTGCGCGGCGCAGTTTAAACCTCCTGTTTGCCGACTGGGCTAACCGGGGTGTAAACATGTGGACGTTTGAGCAGGGCACCATTGACCTACTCCCCGGCGTAGCCACCTATGATCTACCAGCAGACACCGTAGATCTTTTGGAGCATGTGATCCGCACCGGTGCAGGTAGTGCATCTACTCAGGCAGATCTGACCATTACCCGCATCAGCGTTTCTACCTACGCAACTATCCCTAACAAGCTGCAACAAGCTCGTCCAATCCAAGTCTGGATAGAGCGGTTAGAAACGCCTCGTATTACTGTCTGGCCCGTACCAGATAACACGCAGACCTATCAGTTTGTTTACTGGCGCTTGCGCCGCATTGATAACGCTGGCACTGGTGTAAACACAATGGATGTACCGTTCCGGTTCTTGCCATGCATGGTAGCTGGACTGTCCTACTACTTGGCTTTGAAAATACCAAACGGTATTCAGCGGCTGGATATTCTCAAGCAGCAATACGACGAAGCTTGGGCTTTGGCTGCGGAAGAAGACCGCGAAAAAGCAGCAGTCAGATTCGTGCCCCGCCAAGCCTTTATTGGAAGCGGAACGTGAGATGGGTAATCGGTTTGCATCAGGCAAAAACAGTATCGCCATGTGCGATAGGTGTGGTGCCCGGTTTAAGTTAACGGAGCTACGCAAAGAGATTATCAAGACAAAGACGTACAATTTGCTTGTATGTAGTTCTTGCTGGGATCCCGATCAGCCACAGTTGCAGCTTGGTATGTATCCAGTGAGTGATCCGCAGGCAGTGCGCAATCCTCGCAACGACACCACATATGTGACCTCTGGCCCTAATACCCAAGGCTACCCTTCGGGTGGCTCTAGGGATATTCAGTGGGGTTGGTATCCTGTAGGCGGGGCTAGTAGCTTTGATGCAGTTTTAACGCCGAATTACTTGGTAGGAACCACAAGTGTTGGCACAGTAACAGTAACGGTTTCATAGGAGTCCATCATGGAAAAAGGTAAATCTGATCTGGCACAAGATAAGGCTATGATCAAGAAGGCGTTTAAACAGCACGATGCTCAAGAGCATAAAGGCGGAAAGGGTACATCCTTGAAGCTTAAAAAAGGTGGCCCTACCAGTGAAGACCGTATGCGTATGGGGCGCAATATGTCTCGTGCAGCCAACCAGAAGACGGGTTAATCATGGCTTACAGTATGAAAAAAGGCGGCAAGGAAATTGGCTCTGCCGCTGTTTATGCCCAACCACACACGATGGACGGAAAGAAAATGACTAAAGCCCCGCAAGGAGTCGGCACTAATCCCGGCTTTCCACCCAACCGCAGCAAGGCTGATACTGTGGACATGACTGTGGGTGCAATCAGCAAGTCTGCTGGTAATGAGCCAGTTAAAAAAGATGGCATCAAAATGCGCGGCGCAGGATGTGCCACCAAAGGCTTCATGTCTCGAGGCCCAATGGCATGAACTACGCTGCTCTAGTCACCGCGATCTCCGACTATACGGAGAACACGTTCCCGACAACTGCGATGAACACGTTCATCACGCAGGCAGGGCAGCGCATCTACAACACGGTTCAATTCCCCTCACTGCGTAAAAACGTAACGGGAACAGTGACAGCCAGCAATAAATACCTGTCGTGCCCAGATGATTTCTTGGCCCCGTATTCAGTTGCAGTGTTCCCTTCTGGTGGTGGAGACTACACATACCTTCTGAACAAGGATGTTAACTTCATTCGGGAAGCGTACCCCAGCACATCCAACACTGGAACTCCCAAATATTACGCGCTATTTGGCCCTGCTGTTGTTGCCTCCACGATTACTACAGAACTCTCCCTTATTCTTGGCCCCACGCCTGATGTAAATTACAGCGCAGAACTTCATTACTACTACTACCCAGAATCCATCACCACCGCAAGTACCACATGGCTTGGTGATAACTTTGATTCCGTGTTGCTATATGGCTCTCTTGTCGAGGCATATACCTACATGAAGGGCGAGCAAGACATGATGGCTCTGTACGACAACAAGTTCAAAGAAGCTATTGGTCTGGCTAAACGTCTGGGTGATGGCATGGAGCGTCAAGACGCATACCGTAGTGGTCAATATCGTCAGGCGGTTACATGAGCATAGTTCAAACCCAGACCACCAGCTTTAAGAAAGAGCTATATCAGGGCATCCATGACCTATCCACGGATGTTCTGAAGATTGCCTTGTACACCGGCAATGCTAATTTAAACGCAGAGACTACGATATACAGTAGCACCAATGAAGTACCTAATACAGGAACTTATACAGCAGGGGGTAGCCAGCTTACTGGGGTGACAATCAACACTTCTGGCTACACTGCTTACGTGAACTTTGCCAACGTATCTTGGACTGGAGCTATTACGGCTCGGTGCGCCCTAATTTACAATGTCAGCAAGGCTAACAGAGCAATTGCAGTAATTGATTTTGGTGCAGATAAGACATCAACTACGACGTTCCTCATTACTATGCCTTCCAACACTTCAACTACTGCACTGATTAGAAGTTCAAATTAACAGGGCAATATATGACTTGGACTGTTATTAACAACGCACAAACTCCCGTATGGACTGCAGTAAGTACTGCACAAACTCCAGCGTGGACTAATATTTCTCAGTCATAAGGTTACAACATGACAACATCATATACCACCAATCTTAACTTTCCAGTCATTGTTACTGGTGAAGAGTCGGGAACTTGGGGCAACCTTATTGATAATGGCCTGACCTCTTACTTGGACATTGCTATTGCTGGCGGGCTTGCTATTACTATTACTGGCTCAGACGTAACTCTGACCAAAACAACTGGTGCTAATACTACATACCCTGCAACAAACATTGGGTCAACCACCGCCCAATACGCTATTCTAAATATCTCAGGCACAAAAACTGGGAACCGCAACCTAAACTTGCCAATTACCAGCAAGTCATACATCATTAACAACGCAGGTTCAGGCGGATACCTGCTTACTGTGCGCGGAGTTACTCCTACCACGGGAGTTACTTTGGTTGACGGTGAAAAAGCCGTTGTGGCTTGGAATGGTTCGGATTACGTAAAAGTGGCTAACCAAAATGGTGTTGGGTTGTTTACCAACATTGGTCTTGGTGTGACTCCATCTGCTTGGGGGTCAGGCTTTAACGTAATGGAGCCTAATCACTCTGGAAGCATCTATGGTGATAGTACAGCCGCTGGTCTCTCCAATAATGCATACAACAATGGTTCAGCGTGGCTATATAAATATTCTGGTTCTGCAGCGGATTATTACCAGCAATCTGGAAGTCACATCTGGCGAACAGCATCTGCTGGTGGAGTTAATATTGGTAGCGTAATATTAGGCACGGTTTACATCGTCACTGATCCGGGCACCACCACTGGTGCGCAATGGACTACGTTGTTTAGTGCGTTAGCGGGAACCGTACCAGCGATAGGTGCGCTAATAACTTGTACTGCGAGCGGCACTCTTGCTGGTACTGGTAAAGTGACGCAAACCATAACATTGACCCGGCGAATGGGAATCACTAATAATGGTGGTGTTACCTTTGGATCATCGGCAACGGCATATGGAAGCGCGGGACAAGTACTGGTAAGTCAAGGAGATGCTCCTCCCATCTGGTCTTCGGGACAAGCGCAAATACAGCCCATTTCTGCTTCGGTATTACTTGGCGCATTGACCATCAGTGCTTCTGCTTTAAGTTTGGATTTTCGCTCTACAAACTTGGCTAGCGGTGCGGTGACTACTGTATCTGGTACACCGGCAAATTTGGTAGTGCCGGCGGGCGCGACTTTGGGAACTATTAATAATGTGCAATCGCGGCTAATTGTGTTGGCAATTAATAATGCTGGCACGTTGGAACTTGCTGTTGTTAATCAAGCTGGCGGTAATGACTTAACAGAAACAGGTGTAATTAGTACCACTGCTATTAGTGGGTCTTCATTTAACTCATTCACTATTTATTCTACCAATGCGCGTACTGGTGTAGCCTACCGGGTTATTGGATACATTGAGTCCACTCAAGCAACCGCAGGTGCTTGGGCTACTGCACCCTCTACCATTCAAGGTGCTGGTGGAGAAGCATTAACTGCAATGAGCAGCTTGGGGTATGGGCAGACTTGGCAAGCCCTAACTGGTTCACGTGCTAACGCAGTTACGTACTACAACACTACGGGGCGGCCAATTGTGGTGTCGGTAACTACGGGTACAAATGCTACGGTAGGACACACAATTTCTGTTAACGGAGTAATAGCGCAAACTGCAGCAACAAACCCAAATGCAACCACTGCGTGGCTTATTACAATTGTTCCACCCGGCTCATCGTACATAACGAGTAGTAACGGAGCTATGAATTATTGGGCCGAACTTCGTTAAGGATTACAAATGCCATATTACAAAGCTCCAGACAATTCTCTTCACTTTATTGATGTTGAGTATGAGCATTTTCTGCCTGCTGACTCAATTCAAATCACAGACGAAGAAGCAGAATCTTTGCGCCCTAAATCAGAATTGACCTATGCACAAAAACGTGCTGCAGAGTACCCGCCCATGACGGACTACTTGGATGGCATTGTGAAGGGCGACCAAGAGCAGATTGCAAAATACATTGCAGACTGCCTAGCGGTTAAAGCGCAGTATCCTAAGAGCTAAATATGCTTGACCCTATAACGCTAATTGCTACAGCGCGAGCAACTATAGCAGGGGTCAAACAGGCCATTGCGCTAGGGAAAGACGCCTCTGAACTATTCCACCAGTTCTTTGACGCCAAAGATGCGGTGATGAAGGAGAAGGCAAAGCCAACAAAGAAGTCTCTCCAGTCGGTAAATTCGCAGGCAATGCAGTTTATTCAGCTTGCAGAAGAAATGCAGCAGATTGAAGAGCAGATCAAAATCTCCTTCATGCGCAGAGGAAAGACAAATTTGTGGATGGACTTTCTTCGGGAGAGGAACCGAATCGTGGCACAGAACAAAGCAGATGAGATTGAGGCCGAAAAGGCCAAGGCCAAGCGTGCCAAGGAAATTGGCGAAGTAGTTGAGTTGGGATTACTGATCGTGCTTGTTTCCTTGGTGATTACCCTAGTTGCTTGGGGTACGATGGAATACGTTGACTTCATGCGGAGGTAATATGAACTGGGCAGATGTAATGAAGGCGGTGATACCCATTGTGGTGGCATCACTTGCTTGGCTCCTTGGTGAAGTTTCTTCGTTTAACACCCGCCTGACTAAGATTGAGGGCGCAATGCCTGCGCTTATTACTTCGCAGGGTGTGCCCACTGACAGCCCGTTGTCAGCCGAAGCCCGACACAAACTCAAGGAAGAAATCTACAAAGAGATCAACACCTTGCACGTTAAAGTTACTTTGCTTGAAGAGCGCCAGAAAGGGAAATGATGAATGAATTACTTGGACTTCTTAAAGGACTTGCTCCTGCTGTTGCAACTGCTGTCGGCGGGCCTCTTGGCGGTCTCGCTATTACCGCTATTGCCAACAAGTTTGGCGTGGCTGATGACGTTGAAGCTGTGGCAAAAGCCATTGCCGGAGACCCGGAAGCGGCGACCAAACTGGCTGAACTAGACCTGCGTCAATTTGAGCTTGAGAACGCAGATAGAGATAGTGCCCGTCACATGCAGGAGACTGCCCTCAATCAAGAAGACAAGTTTGCCAAGCACTTCATTTACTGGTTTGCATGGTTCTGGAGCGTTGGCTCAATGGCCTACTTCTTTGCCATTACCTTCGGTACTGTTCCCGCAAGCGGCAAAGACTTTGGCAACATCATCCTTGGGTTCCTCTTGGGAACCGCAGTCGCTACCATCATCAGCTTCTTCTACGGTAGTTCCAAGTCCAGTAAGGACAAGACTGATGCGCTGAAGGGAACGTTTAAATGACCCCGCATTTCACTCTTGCAGAGTTAACCCATACCGATCACCGCACGCTGGACAACACACCTAATGATGCTGAAAAAGCCAACTTGCAACGTCTTGCAGAATTTCTTGAAGCTGTCAAAACAGCACTTGGAGGAAAACCCATCATGGTCAACTCCGCCTTCCGATCTAAAGCGGTCAACGATGCAGTTGGTTCCAAAGACACCTCTCAGCATCGACTGGGATGCGCTGCCGACTTGAAAGTTCCGGGGATGACCCCCGATGCAGTTGTCCGTTCTGTTATTGCTGCCAACCTGCCGTTTGACCAGATCATTCGTGAGTTTGACGCTTGGACTCATATCAGTGTTCCCAACACCACCGCGCTCAAACCAAGACGGCAAGCTTTGATTATTGACCGGGCAGGCACTCGCGCATTTGCCTGATTCATGGGAAAATGAGCAATGCCTTTACAAAAGATCGCCCTCAAGCCCGGAGTTAACCGGGAGAACACTCGGTATACCAACGAAGGCGGATACTACGAGTCAAACTTAGTTAGGTTTCGTCAAGGCACGCCTGAAAAAATTGGTGGCTGGACACAAATTTCCCCAAATACATACACAGGTCTGTGCCGCTCATTGTGGAACTGGACAACACTGGCAAATGCTAATTTGATTGGGGTGGGAACTGAAGCAAAGTTTTACATCAGTCAGGCGACAACCACCCAGAGTGATAACTACTACGATATCACGCCAATTATTAGTTCGCACATTTTAGGAACAAATCCCATATCCACAACGGGTGGGTCTCGGGAGGTTATCGTAACTGATAACACATATCACCCTTACATTGGTGACTATGTTATTTTTTCTGGAATGACCCCGGTGACGGGCATTACGCTCAATGGTCAATATCAAGTAACTAGGCTACCTTCATCCACGACTTATGCGGTAGACGCAATTAATGCAGCCACAAGCGGCACAGGCGTTATTACTGCAGGCGGGGGTTCTGTTGCTTACGCCGCTTACTTACTGAACGTAGGAAACATTACAACCAATACAACCACAGGATGGAATACTGGAACTTGGGGAATAGGTGGCTGGGGAGGAGTAGGAACAACGGCAATTAACACAGGCACCAAGTTATGGACGCAATACAACTTTGGTCAAAACCTACTGCTTGGCCCGAAAAAAGGGGCTATGTACATGTGGAATGCCGCTACGGCCCCTACATTGGCGGCTCCCACTACAGTAACTATTTCCAATGGAACGCCCGCAGTTGTAACGCTGACCTCTAATACGACTAATCCGTTGGGCGATGGCACCGCTATCATGTTTGAAACCACAGAAGCATTGCCAACTCCGCTGCAACCATTCACGGTGTACTACGTTAAATATACGTCCCCATCCACTTCTAATCCTTTCAACCTGTCCTTGACTTCTGGTGGTGTGGCTATAAACACTTCTTCTGCTGGGTCTGGCACGCACACAATTTCTATTCGTGCTATACCGGTGGCCTCACTACCCGGAGCTTCTGACGTACCTTTGACACAAAACACATTGATTGTGTCTGATGCCAGCAAATTTACATTTGTGTTTGGCACCAATGAGTATTTGAGTACCACGTTTAATCCAATGGCAATACGTTGGTCTGACCAAGAAAGCTTGACCCAGTGGACGCCCGCCATTACAAATCAAGCAGGTGGCTTGGTGCTGTCGCATGGATCTAGCATCCAAGCAGTCTTGCAAGCTCGCCAAGAAATTTTGGTTTACACGGATGCTGCCGTCTATTCCTTGCAGTACTTGGGGGCGCCTTATGTCTGGGGTTCTCAAATCTTGTCTGACAACATTTCTATTGTTAGCCAAAATGCTGCATCTTACACAAACGGTGTAGCGTACTGGATGGGTCAAGACAAGTTTTACAAATATGATGGTCGCGTACAAACTCTACGCTGTGACCTGCGCCAGTTTATCTATGATGATATTGACCGCACACAATTTGGGCAAATATTTTCTAGTACCAATGAGGGTTTTAACGAAGTCTGGTGGTTCTATTGCACGAAAAATGCACCCCAGCTTAATGGCGTACCGCAAATTGACCGTTATGTTGTGTACAACTACGTAGAAGATGCTTGGTACTATGGTTCTATGTCCCGGACTGCATGGTTGGACTCATCTCTCCGGCCTTACCCCGTAGCAGCCACATATGCACAAAACTTGGTTTACCATGAAAATGGCGTTGATGATGGGACAAATAGTTTGCCCGGAACAGCTATGAACGCATGGATTACAACATCTCAGTTTGATATTGGCGATGGGCATAACTTTGCGTTTGTGTGGCGTATGCTGCCAGACTTGACGTTCCGTGGCTCCACGGCTAACACAACACCAGCCTTGACCATGCAGCTTCAGCCTCTGCAGAATTCAGGCTCAGGATACAACGACCCCAAATCTATTGGTGGTACAAGCTTGGACGCTACGCAATCCGTTGTGGCAACAAACACCTACCCCCTCACTGCCGACCAATTGGATAAATACAATGGGCAGATTAATATCCGTGTGCGTGGGCGGCAAATGTCTATGCGGATTGAATCTAACCAAGTGGGCACACAATGGCAGTTGGGAGCGCCGCGCATTGATATCCGGCCTGATGGACGGAGGGGTGGATAATGGCTACAACTAGCACGTTGGCAATACGTCCTACAGTAGCCCCCCGGCTACCTTCTGCTACGCCTGCATATGACCCATCAATGCTGGATAGTGAGAATAACATTCTCCGGCTGTATTTTGCGCAGTTGGACAACTTCACGCAGTCGTTACTAGCAAGCGACGGTGGGCGGTTTATAAGTAACCCCTACGGGGCCTTTTCTGACTACACTAGTCAGACTACAACAGCTAATACAGCTACCTTGATGCAGCTAACCACTACGGACTTTAGTAATAAAGTAAGTCTGGACACCTCAAAAATCCGTGTAGTCAATGCTGGTATCTACAATTTGCAGTTTAGCGTGCAAATTCAAAATACGGACAATGCACAACACGACGTTAGTATTTGGTTGCGCCAAGGCAATGATGGTGGTTCCTCTACAGATATAACTGGCTCAACAGGTTTTATATCTATCGTAGCTAGAAAGTCCGCAGGGGCAGGTAACGAGGGTCATGGTATCTTTGGCTGGAATTACTACTTGAGTATGGCTGCCAATGACTATGTCCAAATTTACTGGTCAACCACTAATGCCGCCGTGACAATCCACACCTATGCTGCTGCTACCGGCCCAGTTCGTCCCTCAACCGCTTCAGTGGTTGCTACACTAAGCTTTGTTTCAGCCCTTTAATAGAGAAACATTATGAGCCTCCAACATACTGCAAACCACCTAGCTGCTCAGGGTCGCAATGGCGACTCTATGCTTATGCACGTTACTCCCCGTGAGGTAGCGGGACTACAAGCGCTGGCGCGGCGACATGGCACATCATTGAGTACCAATCCTAAAACTGGACTGCCAGAGGCGTTTAAACTTGAAGACTTGGCTCCAGCCCTAATTGGTGCTGCAGTTGATTATTTTGTTCCCGGTGCGGGCGAGTTTGTTGGCGGACTAGTTGGCGCAGATGCTGCCGTTGGAACCGGTCTTTTGGTTGGTGGTGCAACTGGTCTAGCCACAGGTAGCCTTGAAAAAGGACTGACGGCTGGATTGGGCGCATGGGGTGGTGCTAGTTTGATGGGTAGTCTGGGAGAGGCGGGTAGTGCTGCCAACGCTAGGGCGGCTAATGCGGCCTTTGACTCTAGTAACCCTGCGTTTGATGCTGACCGTGTAGCTGCCATTAAAGCTGCAGCCAAACCAGATGTCTCCGCAGGTTTTGCCGAAGCAGCCTCACACCCATTGGATTTTTTGAAAGACAACAAGTGGGCTATCGGTGCCGCAGCATTGCCTGCGCTGGCAAGTGCAGATCAAAACACTGGAATTGCTGCATTGCAGAACAAAGGCAATATTCGCAAATACAGGAAAAACCCCGTAACAGGTGCCCTTGAGCAAGATGAAGTAATCCCAGTTGATGAATTTGGTAATCGTTCAGCCGTGACCTTTGGTGGCGTGGGCCAACCCGTGAAATATGACGAGGGTGGTTTAGTTGGAAACCATATGGTTTATGACACCGTGACCAAAACATATAAAGAGGTAAATGCTGCTGGAGAACCACTTAGTCCTGTAAATTTTGGTGGAGTTGGCAAATCTACCAATATCCAGCCAAACGACAACAAGACTGACTCTCAACGCGCTCAAGACTACCTGATGGGTGTACCCGGTGCTACAAACCCTATGTTGTTTTATCACGCAGGAGCAAATGAGGACACGGGTACAGTTTCCAAAAAAAATCCATTAGTGCCTCTTGATTTGCTTACCCGCACCGGTGGACATTATGTTCTGAATGCAGCCGGTACTGGATATGACTGGGTTCCAGATGAAGTTGCAGGACTAGAGGCCCTTGCAGACAAACAAGGTGGCGATAAACGTATTGCTGACCCAGTCCAAAACTTAGGTGATGGTTCTGGACGCCTTGCTGAAATGGGTGCCGTGGCTAGTAATGCACTTGGTAGCGCTGGGCAAATTGCTTTAGGCAAAATTGCTAACTTCTTTAACCCGTTGCCAAATCTGACCCCAGAGCAAGCGGCAAAAGTGCCAGTGAGTGACGCATTCGGTATGGATATGTCTGAAGCAGGCAAAGATAAAGGTGCATTTTTGCCCAGCCCTCCAGTTCCTGCAGCAAACCCAATGAGCCAAGACCCCGCTCAGGCTGCTCAAGCTGCTCAAGGTAGTGGTGTTATTGGCGTTAATGGTTATGGCAGTGAGTCAGGCACCAAAGGTGACGGTGGTCGCTCCGGTAGTGATGGCGGAGTGGGTGGCTTTGGAGGCTTTGGCGCTGCTAATGGAGCAACTGCAGGCGGCGCACAGGGCGCACATGCTGGAACTGGTAATGGAACAGGCAATGCCGGTGGTGATGGTGGTGACGGTGGTGGTGTTGGTGGATTTGGGGGGCGGGCTGGCCCCGGTTGGGCGCATGGCGGAATTGCTGCGCTGGCAAATGGTGGATATAACCTTGGCTCATATTCGGATGGCGGTAGATTACTGCGCGGGCCGGGTGATGGGGTTTCCGATAGTATCCCCGCTACAATTGGCAAAAATCAGCCAGCACGACTCGCAGATGGGGAGTTTGTAATTCCCGCCCGCATTGTTTCGGAACTAGGAAATGGATCTACCGATGCAGGCGCTAAACGACTGTACGCAATGATGGATCGCATCCAAGCAGGACGCGCTAAGACAATTGGCAAAAACAAAGTGGCAACTAACAGCAAAGCTGATCGCCACCTACCCGCATAAGGAAGAGTCATGGCAGATACCCCCACATCAGTTCAGCAACAACAAGTAGGGTTTGCACCTCAACTAGCTCCGTATGGCGAAGCTGTTTTGGGCGGGGCTGCCAAAGCAGTAGAAGCCCCGTATCAAAGCTACGCAGACTGGGCAAGGAAGCAGGGTCTTAGTGGCGACCAAGTTGCACAGTTCACAGACTTGCAGAAACAAGCCTTTGCAGGCGCTGGGAATTTGGGGTACGACCCTTACTCCACTGCTGCTGCTCAAGGACTGCAATCCTTATCTGGTCAGCAGTTTGATCAGGCTGCTGCACAGCAGTACATGAATCCTTACATGCAGAGCGTTGTTGATATTCAAAAACGCGAAGCAGAACGACAGTCAGGTATTCAAGGCACACAGCAGCAAGCTGGAGCCACTTCTTCTGGCGCTCTTGGTGGTAGCCGAGATGCCATCATGCGAGCAGAGCGAGAACGTAATCTGGGGCAGCAGATGGGTGACATTCAAGCCCAAGGAAGTCAAGCTGCATTTACCAACGCTCAGAACCAATTCAATACCCAGCGTCAAATGGGTCTGCAGGGTTATGCAGCACTTGGTTCACAAGGCCAGAACCTGTACGGGCAAAACCTTAGCAATTTAAACCTCAAAGGTTTGATGGGCACCCAACAGCAACAACAAGGTCAAAACTTGTTGGACGTTGGTATGCAGAACTACACCAACGAGCAAAACTACCCTTACAAACAAATTGGATTTATGTCCGATATTGTTCGAGGCGCTCCTATGTCAAACCTTGGCACCAATGTGTATCAGGCACCACCCTCACTGATTAGTCAAGGACTGGGGGCGGCGGCTGCGCTGTACGGTGCTACCAAGAAAGCCGGTGGCGGCAGAATTCGTGCAGGACTGGCAGATCTCGCTCTTAGCCGGATGTAAACAATGCTTAATATCCAAAACATCACATCAAAGCTGGCGTCAATGCCAGATGCTGCATTGAAGCAATACGCAGAAATGCACAAGGACGATCCATACACGTTCTCCTTGGCTCTGTCGGAATCCAATCGACGTAAGCATCTGCGTACACAAGCCCCGCAACAGGCTCCCCAGCCTAAAGTGGTAGATCAAGAGCTTGAGAGCATGAAAACCTTGCCTGAAGATCAAGGCATTGCACGCATTCCAATCGACATGAACATGGCCTCTGGAGGCATTGTTGCCTTTGATGAGGGTGGTGATGTCAACTACAGCAATGAAGGTAGGGATGCAAAACTTTCATACCGCGCATATGCATTGGAAAAAGCTAAAGAAAAAGGGATAGACCCAGCCTTGGTGGATTCCATTTTTAAAATTGAGTCCAACTACAAAGCAGATGCGCAATCGCCAACTGGCCCGCAAGGCATTGGTCAGCTTACTGCGAAAACAGGGCAAGCCTATGGCGTAGACCCAAAAGACCGCAAAGACCCCTATAAAAACATAGATGCTTCCATTGCGTTTATGGCAGATTTAAACAAGAAGTATGACGGCGATCCCGCCAAGATTGCTGTTGCTTACAACCAAGGCGAAACTGTTTTAAACAAACATCTGCGTGCAAACAAGGGCGAATTAAATGCCCCCACCTTACCCACAGAAGCTCAGGGATACTTGAAAAAACTGCAGAAACTAGCTTTCAATCTTGCCCCCGGAGCTACGGCACAAGCGGAAACAGTACCGCCAAAACCTACTACTCCCAAGGAGCAGGGGATTGCAGCTATTCCTGCAACGCAAGCCGCACCTCAACCGGACGAAGAAAACTATGATGCTGAGACTGCAGCAGCTACTGCGGCGGCAGGGTTGGGCTACTACCCAGCTAAAACAGGTGTTGCGGCTCTCAAAGACAAAATTAAAGCTGCTGATGCGGCGCGAGTAATTGAAGGCTCCAAGGTGGAGCGAGCTTTGGCAGACCAAGCAGCACGCAACACTTCCTTGCCGCGATTGGCTGGGCCTGCCGGTGGCGGTGTTACCGCAGCTACAGATCAAGCACTTGCACAAAAAGCGGCTGAACGAGTTGCAGCCAAACAAGCCGCCATCACTGGCAGCGAAATGGCTGGGAAGTATGGGCTAGGCACGGCAGTACGTGGCCTTGGTAGCGCAGCACGATTGGCGGTAAACCCTGCAGTGGCAGGTCTTGGCGCTCTTGGCGAACAACTTGGAGGCTTCCAGCGAGGTGTAATGGCTGCTCCTACCGGAGAGAAGCTGAAAGAAGCTTTGTATGAGAATCCTATGCTGGGTGCAATGGATCCTGATGCTGCGTTTGGTGCAGCAATTATGGATGCTCCAAAAATTGCAGAGAAGAAAGCTGCTGCTTTAAACCCTAATGCACGGGTTGATGACCGTACTAAACGCACCCCAGAACTTTATCGTCCCGCGCCCGCCGCGCCTGCAGGGCCAGATGACACACAACGGGAAGTGCAGAGCTTGCTTAATAGGCATCCAGCGCCAGAAGCAAGTAAAAAAGAAATCATTGCTGCCGCCAAGGAAGCTGCACCCCCAACCAAGGAAACTGAAGGCTGGTCTGGCAATGATTGGTTGCAATTTGGTCTGTCCATGATGGCTGGGCAGTCTCCCAATGCGCTGCAGAATATTGGTGCTGCCGGTCTGGGTGTGATTGCTAGTAGAGCAGAACAAGCCCAAGCGCAGAAAAAGCTTGACCTGTACCGCACTATCCATGAAGAGAAGCCCGGTGAGAAGACTCGCAGCATTGATCGACTCATGAAAGAAGATCCTAGCCTCTCTTACGCAGATGCATTGGAAAAATACACCCAACTCACCGGTGGAGCTACCAAGCAAGATATCGCTGATGCCAAGGCAGCGCAAGTTAAAGCCACTAATCTGCGGAACTTTAATTCTGCCAAGGCGGAACTGGATAAGAAGTATTCTCCTATGATTATGAGTGGCACCAGCCCCACGGCTCAAGCTATGAGAACAAGATATGAGGCAGATTTGCAAGCCCTACGCGCAGAGCATGACATTCCTGCCCCTGAAAAATCAACGACATCCGCATCAGTCATCCCCGGAGCTAAAATCGTCGGCACCAGATAATTTTTAAAGCAATATGATCTACTCTCTGCAAGCCCCTGATGGTCACATCTATGATTTGGAAGCACCAGAGGGGTCTTCCGAAGAGCAGCTAACTGCTACGCTGTACCATTTAAAACCAGAGGCGGCAACACCATTCACCAAAGAATCAGGTGTTGTTGCTGGGGTTAAGAAAGGTATTGAACAACTTGTTTCTCAGGGCAAAACTGTAGCTGGCGCAGTTACCGGTGATGCCAATGAAGCAGCCAAAGCTGCACTGGCCCGTAGCAAGGCTATGGATCAGCAATACGCAGATCAAGTAAGCCTGCAGAAGATTAAGGATGTTTACAGCAAAGAGGGACTGTTATCCGCTGCGGGCGAGACAGCCTCTCAAATCCCATTGGCAATTGCAGAACAGCTACCTAACTTTGGTGCTTCCTTTGCCGGGGCCAAAGCTGGCGCAATGGCTGGTTCAAAAGCTGGCTCTATGTTTGGCGCACGGGGCAAGGCTCTTGGCGCAATTGGTGGTGGTCTTGCTGGTACGTTCGCCCCTTCCTATGTCCAATCTTTTGGCGGGAACATCGAACGCCAAGCTCAAGAGCAGGAGCAAGCCAAGAAACCGATTGAGATTGACACCGCCAAGGCTGCGACTACCGCTGTGCCACAGGCGGTACTGGACGTAGCGTCTGACCGTATCCTACTGGGCGGGAAACTGTTTGGCAAGATGATTGGGGTGCCTGAGAAGTTGCTCATGCAGGGTGGATCAGAGGGTTTGGAGAAACTCGCCAAGGAGCGACTCCTCACCACAATTGCCAAAGGCACTGCCACCGGTATTGCCGGTGAAGTTCCTATTGAAGTGACTCAACAAGCCTTGGAACGCTACCAAGCTGGCCTGTCTTTGACGGACGCAGATGCTCGTAAGGAATATGGCGAGACCGCTTATCAAGTGTCCCTGCTTGGCCCACTGGGTGCTGCAGGCCGTTTGTCAGAGAAAGGAGCGGCTCAGGCTGGCATTCGACAGCAAGCGGTAGAGAAGCAACGTGCTGAAGCTGCTGCCGCCGCTGAAGCTGCCGCTGCCGCTGCTCCTAAAGCACCAGACATCACTGACCCCGCATACCTGCAACAGATTCAAACGCAGTACCAAGAAGCTGAGAAACGCAAAGCGGAGCTACGGGCACAACTGCGCAAGGTGGAAGATGGCTCCGTTACAGAAACGGCAGACCGTTTACACAACAAAGACATTGAAGAGCAGATCAAGGCCATGACTCCAGAGTTGGAGCAATTGGCTACGGAGTACAACAAGGCGGCAAAGGTTGCTCCTGCGTTTACCCCAGAGGCACCTGTAGCTCCAGAAGGAATCAAGCTCAAACCCATCCAATATGAATCCACTTCATTTGTGGAGGTTGGAAAGCCATTGAAGCGCAGTTCTGGTGAAAACAACATCATTGACTACGGTGGTAGAAAAATGGTGTTGATGGATGTGAATGGTGTGCAAGTTCCGTTTTACCTTAGCACAGGTAGCGGCGGCAAAGTAGATGTCCCTGCTGGCAAATGGTATCCATTCTTTGGCATTGGAAAAGACGGCTGGATTAATAAAACCGGCGGCAAAGAAATGGCTAACTACTACGGTAGTGATGCTTTGCGTAATGCTGCAGAAATGCTTGACCAGCATTTTGGCGATATGCGCAATGACAACTCTACGCCCAAGGTAGCTAGTACCGGCGCACACATTAATGCCATCAACCAAGGGTTTGCACCGGCAGAAAATGGCACATCCGATACGCCAAGATTGGTACGCAGCAACATTGACAATTTGCTCAACAGGATTAAGGGCCAACCCAAGCAAACCCTTACAGTAGGTGATGCTCTGGACAATCCTTTGGGAAGGTTCACCAAGGAAGAATTATCCAGCCGTTCACCCAAGGTGGTGGCTTACATTGATGAGCAACGCAAGAAGCTGGGTAAACCTGCGCTGAATGATTACTCCATCGAAGACATTCGGGATGCCATGCCCGGTGAATTGCCCGACGCAGAAAAAGCTGATTTAAACAGCCTGATTGCGGCAAAGAGCGGCTATACCGGTGAAGTGGTTTACAAGCCAGAAGACATTACCAATATCGCCACGCAAAAGAACATTGCCACCGATACAGATGGCTTTAAGTTTTTCCTGCAACGGGCCACCGGTGAGAACGATCTCGCAAAGATGGAGCAGCCACAGCTTCATTCTGCGTTTAAAGCATTGTCTGAGCTTCCCCAGTTTGAGGAAACGCAGCAGCTTCCAGAGAAGACGAACGCCGTCCACTACAGCCCGGAGCAGTACCGCAATGCAGTACAGCAAGTAACCAGTCTGACTGAAGCGCAAGACATCCCAAGCACTCAGGCGTTGCAGGTAGCCAAGCAGGTTACAGGTCTGACACGGGACTCCGACGTTCAGATTCTGCTGCAGAATGCGTACACAAATGGTGACCTGAACCTAAGCTCTGCCGGTGAGTTTATTAAGGTTACGCCTGCCGAGCAGGCAGAGTTCAAAGTCGAGGAAGGTTTTGCACCAGCACAACCTACTGGCTTCAATGTCATGCGCGGGGATCAGCTTCTGTATTCCACGCAAAACCAAGCCGAGG